ACGTCGGTGTAACGTCCGCGCGTGGATACCATTCAGAATGCAATGTCAACCTCCCCGCCACTTCCAGGCGACTCCGACGAGGAGCAGAGGCGGCAGCAGTCCCTAGAGCGGCGGATGGTCCTTGAGGGGCGCTGGCTTGACTATCTCATTGACGAGATGCAGCAGCACTTCGGCGACCCTCGGGATGAGGTCATCGGTAAGCCGACCATGGCGCGCAACCTCGCGCGCACCGTCACCCGCCAGACCTCCGCGCTGTACAAGAGCGAGCCGACCATCAGCAATGAGGACGCGGCTGCGGCCGAGACGCTGACCGACCTTGTGCGCCCGTCCATGCTCTGGCAGATGGGGAAGCGCCATCAGATGCGCACCATGTTCATCAATGACGGCCTGATGGCTGTGGACACGGTGGAGCGCGAGGGGCAGACGGTCCTGACCTACGAATCCGTGCCGATGGACATGGTCTACATCGAGAAGTCAGCCACAGACCCGATGCGGATGGGGCGCCTGGTCCATGCTGTCCCGCGCACGTTCGAGAAGGACGGCAAGCGGGTCTGCATGTGGACGCTTGACGACTGGAACATCCACGACCCGGAAAACCCCTACTACCGCATCATCCTCCCCGGTGACGCCGAGGACATCGACATCACGAGCGAGGTGATTGAGGGTGCGCCAGAGGGCGGGTATCAGGGCTCGGACTTCGCGTGGCGATGGTCGCAAGGGGAGCGCAAGGGACTGCCGTTCATCCCCTACGTGCTGTACCACCGCGAGGCCAGCGGGAAGTTGCTGGACCCGTGGGACAACATCGAGGCGCTCGAGGCCACGAAGACCGTCGCCGTGCTTTGGTCCTTCTGGGTCCACTGCGTCAAGGATGCGTCATTCGCTCAGCGGTGGACCGTCAACGCGCGTCTCCGAGGCGGCAGCGTCACAGGCGGCGAGGGGTACTCCAACGCCACCTACGTTCCCGCAGACCCTACATCGGTGATGCAGTTCGCGACGGACGCGATGGAATCTGCCCAGATGGGGCAATGGCTCGCAGGGGTAGACCCGGAGCGCCTTGAGGTCGCGGTGGCGTCCTTTGAGCGCAGCACCGCGGGACTGTTCGGTTTGAGCTCGGGCAGTTGGTCTCAGGGCGGCTCTGCTGAGAGCGGGTACGCCCTTGAGGTGAAGAACGAGGCTGTCCGCGAAATCTCCCGCGAGGTCGCGCCGAACTTCCGCGTGGGCGATGAAGAGCTGATGCAGAAGTCCGCTGCTGTGTGCAACATCAGCGGCATCACGTCAGGGCTCGCAGAAGAGGGTTACCGCGTCGAATACGCGCGGCTGCCGATGAGCGCAGAGGAGCGGCGCGCCGCAAAGGAGCGGATGGACACGCTCAATGCCGCAGACCTCGGAGGCCGCAAGCCTTCCCCGCAGTGGGTCCTCCAGCAAGTCCAGGGAGTGGACAACGCTGGCGCTACGGACATCATGAAGCAGTGGGAGGCAGACTGGAATGAGATCGGGGGCGAGCCCAGCGCCGCCCCTGACGCAGACCCGACCGAGACGCCAGAGGATACCGAGCAGCGACTAGCCGCGGAGATGGGCGGGGAGTCCGGCGCCGACCCGAGGCTTGAGGACGCAGCGGCTAAGGAGGTCGCGCTGAACGGTGCGCAGATATCCTCTGCCGTGACCATCGTTCAGGAGGTCGCCCAGGGTCGCCTCCCGCGTGAGGTTGGGATCAACATGCTGGAGTCCTTCCTCGGCCTGTCAAAGCAGCAGGCTCAGCGAGTGATGGGCACGGTGGGCCGCGGGTTCACCATCAAGGAACCGAAGTAATGGGAGGTGCTGAGGAGCGCCTTATCGCCCGCGTTGCAGAACGCATCAACGGAACAGAGCGAGGAACACCATGAGCGACGACACGCACACGAGCGGACTTGAGAAGACCATCGCAGAGGTACGCGCCCAGAAGCGCGAGGCCATCGAGGCGCGGGACGCTGCGCTCGCTCAGGTCACGGAGGAGAAGGCGCGCTACACCCTGCGCGAGCAGGAGTTCACCACGCTTCAGGCTGCCCATGATGGGCTGGTCGAGAAGGTGTCGGCGTTCGGGACCGTAGGCGCTCAACTTGAGACGCAGAACCAGCGGGTCGCGGAGTTGGAAGCGAAGTTGACCGGCGCCACGAGTGCCGCTGAGCGCTCGCTCCTCATGGCCGACAAGCACCACCTTGACGCGGACGGACGCGAGTTCTTCGCGGGCAAGTACTCGCGACTGCCCGAAGACCAGCGCGGCGACTTCGCTGAGTTCCTCGCTGGGCAGACCGACTCGCCCGTCTACAAGGCTGCCCGCTACAGTTTCGGAACGCCGTCTGCTGTCTCTGCTGAGCCTGCTGCCCCATCGCCTGCGCCGGTCGCTGGCGAGCCTGTTCCCGCGCCCGCCCCCGCCGCCCCCTCTCGGCAGGCCGGGCGAGGCGACCCGGCGAACGCAGGAGCGGCCCCCAATGGGCGCGTGCCTGTCCTCACGGAGTACAACCGGGACAAGGCTGCCTTTGCGAAGAAGCACGGCGTCAAGTTGAACAACCCGGAGCGTTTCAGTCCGTAGCGACACGCGAAACGATTTGACACACCCCGGTGTCTGTGTTTTAGGATAGCGCCACACCGGCCCGCGCGAAGCGAGGCCACTGCACACACCCGCCGACCAGCGGGACGCCTCCGTTAAGGGCGATAAGGGTCGGGACTCACAGGAGCCCTATCCCATGGCTATTACCTACGCCACAGAAGGCGCAGACCTCCGCGTTGCCGAGGTCGCCAACCCCCTCCTCCACCTCATCCTCGCTGACCTCACCGACCTCTACGGAGTCGGCATGGTCAACCTTGGTGACGGCGCAGGCAGCGGATCCAGCACCGACAACATCTCCAAGCTCGACCTTGACGACCCGATGACGGCCCCGGCCGAGGGCGCCGCGGTCTCCGCGACTGACCCCGCCACCGCGTCGGTGCAGGTCTCGATTGCCCGCCAGGCTCTCCGGCGTGACATCACCGACCTGTTCGCAGGCACGGGAACCTCGGCGATGGCGTTCAACCCAGCGCTGATCGCGCAGGACGCGGCCAACAGCATCGTGATTCGGCGCACCGGCCTCGTGGCCTCGCTGTTCTCCTCGGTGTCGAACTCGGTCGGTACCACCACGGTGGACCTGAGCGTTGACGACATCTACGACGCGATGTTCCAGTTGCACACCACGCTGAACCAGCCCCCGTTCTTCTGCACGCTCTACAGCGAGCAGATCAACAACTTCCAGTCGAGCCTCCGCGGCGAGGGTGGCGCCAACCAGTTCAAGGCAGTCACCGCCGAGATGCTGTCGGCGAAGGGCCCCGGATTCGTCGGCTCGTGGAACGGCGTGGATTTCTGGTCCAGCGATCAGGTTCCCACCGCCAACGGCGGCGCGGACTCGGCCGGTTGCATGTGGAGCATGGGCGCCTTCGGCTACAAGGAGGCCGCGGTCGCTTCGATGCTCCAGCAGGGTGGCAGCGTGATCTCCTCGGTCCCCGCGGAGTCCGCGGCCTGGATCGAGGTCCAGCGCAGCCCCGACACCGGCTCCACCATCTACGTGTACAACTACTACACGGGTGTCGTGGAGATCGAGGACGACCGCGCCTGCGCGATCATCACCGACCGATAGAGCAGACAGCGAGGGCGGCGGGCTGGCGTAGTGCTGGCCCGCCGCAACCGCACCAGAGCGAGCGAGACGCATCATGGCCCTACGAGGAAACCGCATCCAGCCCCCGACAGCATCCGAGAACACTCGGTTGCCGAAGAAGGGCGCGAAGGCGTCCCCCAACTTCCGCATGGCGACCAACCCTCGCCGCTGGAATTGGAACCCGCTGACCGGCGAGTGGCTCCCGGCCCTCGTGCATCTCCCGTGGGTCCCAGGCGTCAATGGCGGCGTGTCCGTCCGCGGTGGCGGATTCGATGACACCGGCCCGCGGCAGATCGTCCGCAGCAAGGGCGGCGTCGTCATCGACCCGTGGGATACGCGGCTCAAGGGCAAGGACGCGGACGGGGAGTACGACTTCACCGGCTACGTGTCCACGCTGCTGAACACGGCAGGACAGAAGGTCCACTTCTCGATCTTTGAAGAGTTCGAGATCGTCGGCAACATCGCGATTCGCGAGTTCGACCAGCACGAGGCGCACCGCTTCGCGCGCTGCCTGCTCTCGAGCGGCATGGTTCCGAAGGTCCACAACGGCATCATCAAGCAGGAGCTCCGCAAGCAGGACGAGCGCATCAAGCGCAAGATCCGGCGCGTCGGCGACAACCCCGGCAACCGCGCGGTCGCGTCGGAGTTGGAGATCCTCCAGGCCACGCGCCACGGGATGGAGAACCAGGTCCCGCTGACCGAGGCCCTCGACATCATCCGCGGCAACGCTCCCGAGGTGGACGCGAACCCCAGCAAGGGCAAGCGCAAGTGAGCAACGACCTTCCCGGCACCGGCATTGTCCGCAGGCTGCAAGCGCGGGAGTCCGCTGGCGCGTCGTCTACCGGCACGACCGGAGAGGACCCGCTCATCCGGCTCGGGATGGAGCGCATGAGCGTTTACCTCCACGAGCAGGGCAACGACGGCGGGCACTCTCGCGAGAAGGCCACGGCAGCAGCGCACCGAGCGCACCGGAGGAAGCATGACTGACCCCAAAGTGATTCGACAGGCGCGAGCGAAGACCGCACACAGCCACACGGACGAGAGCGGGCGCAAGGCGTGGACTGAGTCCGACGCTGACCCCGTGGTCGGTGAGCCTGCTGACGATGGCTCGTTCGCGATTACGTTCGGGCCTGGTCTCGGCGGCGTCTCTGTCCGCGTTCACACGGACTGCGGCGGGATCGGCTACTCGCTCATCCATGAGGGGCGCCCGCATTCCGGGTTCGTTCCTCCGAAGCCTGCAGCTGGTCGTCGCGTCTCCGAGCCTGAGCCCGAGCGCAAGGTGACTGAGCCGAAGGCTGAGGTGCCGAAGGCTCCCGCAAAGCCGAAGCGCAAGCGCGCTCCCCGCAAGAAGAAGGCGCCTACCTCAGACAAGTAGGACCACCGCCACACAATCACCGACGCCTCGGCGTCCGTCTGAAAGGACCGTGAATCATGGCACTCGTCAAGGACAACGCAGGAAAGGCCCCCCGGCCGCTCGGACTTCAGAACCCCGTCGCATACGCGGAGGTGGCCGTTGTCGGTTCCACGCGCATCGATGAGGTCGAGGTCGCCCCGATCATCACCACCGGAGAGGGCGACCCGAACGGCTCGCTGACGAAGCCGCAGGCGTCGATCTTCCTCCGTCAGAACGGTGACGCCGGGACCACGATCTACGTGAACCTCGACGGTGCTTCTGCGTGGAGCATCATCGGCGCAGGCGCTATCGCTGACCCTGGCGCTGGCGCTGTCCCTGTGACCGCATCGGCTGTGATTCCTGTCACTATCGGGTCTGCCGGGGCAGAGGCTGCCACGGTCGCCATCCCGACCTTTCTCGGGCAGTCGCTCCTGTTCTGCGTCGATGTCGTCGGTACCGGAACGCGTGTGATCACGTTCGCCAGCGCAATCAACGTGGGCGGCAACACCATCGCCACCCTCGCCACTGCGCGACAGGTGATCAAGGTCGAGGCCATCCAGTTGGCTGGCGTCCTCGCGTGGGAAGTCACGCTGAACATCGGCTCCGTCGCTCTCTCCTAGGACTCTGACCCATGCCGCAACGGACTCTCTACACGTCAGACTTTGACCGACCGGACTTC